GTGAGACTTGGAGACAAGTGAAACAGATTGTATATAGCAAACTGTACGATGCTTTCAAAGACGTTAGTCAACCGCAAACGCTTGAAGAAATTTTACCTAGAATGAATAAGAATGCGTCTTGTGGATTTCCTTTATCTCTTTTTTTTAAATCAAAAGAAAAAGCCCTCTCTGATGCTTGGGCTAGAGAATACATTTTTGATATTGGCATCGCAGACTACGAGCCTGTGTGGCGCGTTGTTGCTAAAAGAGAGTGGTATCTATTGGAAGATATATTATCAGGAAAAGTCAGAACATTTATTATTCCCCCTTTAAAATTTCTGATACTGCAGTTATCTTTATATAATGGACAGAATAATGCGTTAAAAGAACTGTGGTGGTCTTCCTATGGATTTAACCCCTATTATGGCGGTGTAAATCGGCTTGCACAAAGACTTCTAACACGCAAGTATAAGATTTACTATGACGTCAAGGGGTGGGACAGAAAATACCCACATATGAAGGATGTCTATGACTTGAGGAATGCGTTTTTCTCGTCAGAGTACAAAGAACTTGTCAAGTGGGTTGCTGTTCGGACGGAGAAATCTGTCCTCTTATTAGCTGATGGTACGTTAGTGTACAAAACAATTAGTAACAATTCTGGTAGTGGATGTACCACCCCCGATAACATTATCGGTCATATGCTAACGTTAACATATGTACTGTTGCAGTTATATGACGGCGATGTAGAGAAGGTCCTTCATGTTGTAGCTAACCTATTTGGTGATGACAACATGATGTCACTAGATTGCACCAAGAATCCAGCGGAAATAGAGAAAATATTTAGAGGAGCATATTTGGATTTCGGTTGGGAATTAGATCCGTTCTATATTACAACTGAGCTTGAAGGATGCGAGTTTTTGGGTTTTAAGTTTCATGAGATTAACCACTTGTGGGTACCTCAATTCAACCTAGCTCGCATAGCCACCGCCTTTTGTTATGAATTCGATAAAACTGATATCCAACAACAACTCGCTAAGTCTTACTCTCTACTTTTAATGTCATGGCCACATGGAGATGAGGTGTTTCAGTTATTCTCGGAAGTGTATTTGAGTATTATTCGACTCGACATCGTACGAGAACTGAGAAATCGTAATCCCATTGTGACCGCATACCTAGATTTAGGTTTGCCAACAAATGACGAACTTGAAAACTTCTACATAGGCTACGAATCTTGTAAGCTTCGACCACTTTTTAGGATGGAGGTGGCACAAAAAGTTGGACTTCGCGATTATGAACAAAGTAACGCGTGGAGAGAAGCTTATGGAGAAGATGGTGGCAAGCGGAAGTTTGACCCCTGCTGGGAAAGATTGGTTAATAGCTGCATTAGATCCGATGCACGACACCCAGCTCAAGGAGCTACAGGGGTGGCCGGACATATGTGACCAACCATCAGTAATTCGCTGC